TAATCTGGATATAGCGCAGCCAGGTCAGCGCTCTCGCCTTGGAAGTGAGAGGTCGTAGGTTCGAATCCTACTATCCAGACCATTTACGTTGCCCTTAGAGGCCATTGGGTAGAAGTATGCCATTAGCTATCCTCGCTGCAGCAAATGCAGCCGTATCAGCCATTCAACAGGGCTGTGAATTATATAAAGAGTACAAAGGCACAGTACTAAAAGCTAAGAAGACTTTCGATGAAGTGAAAGGTATCTCAAAAGAGGTAACTAGCATCTGGAAATTTATTTGGGATAAGATATTTCCTAAGAAAAAGAAGGAACTTCCTAAAATAGCAGATTTAGCATTAGATAGTGTACCAACTCAAACAGTAAAACAAAATAAAAAGAAACCTAAAGAAGATATTCAAGTAGATGAACTATCAATTGTAATAGGGCTTATTGAACAACTCAAGATATTCTTCGGTTGCATGTCTCAATTACAAGCTAAGTTAGCTGAAGCAGAATCCAAATCTATGGAGTCTCAAGGTTACGAAGAACTTATGAGTTCAGCTATCGATATTGAATATGCAATGATTGAAATCCAGAAACTTCAGGTTACAATTCGTGAAACTATGGTATATCAGAGTCCAGCTGAATTAGGCGATCTATATACTAAGGTTGTTAAGCGCGTAGGTGTTATACAAGAGCAACAAGAATTAGCTCAGATAGAGAAACGTAAGAAAGCAGCTGGTGAGAGATGGCTACGAGAGCAACTACAAAATCAAATAAAGCTGGAACTGGTTACGGTGTTTCTAGTAATGGTGTTTCTAGCAGAAATATGGGCAATATGGATAAGGCTAATAATTCGTCAATAGTGGCAATGATTGCCGCAGCTACAGCAGTAATCGCTTTACTCTTAGTTGTACCTCCAATGCTGGATATGTACATTGTTACAAATAGAAATAATACCAAAATGGAAGTTCGTGATAAACAATGGACAACCAAGGTTGAAAAGCTCGAAGATATGATTAAATATAACGAGCAACTTTTAAAAGATATTAATAAATCTAAAAACAAGGAATGATATGTTAGATAGTTACAAAGGCATGACTGCCGATCAAATCGAAGTACGTGTATGGGCTTTCGTAGTTAAAGCGATCACTACAATGGTATTCTTAATTGCAATGGGTGTTATGTGGGCTATTGCCTTCGAAGACCAATCTACAGTTTTAGCACCAATTGATGCTATCTTCTTAGAAATTCTAAAAGCCATTGCCTTTATGGGCGTTGGTACATTAGGCGGTATCTCTGGACGTAAAGCTGCTGGTGCAGTTGCAGAGAGTTTAGCAGATAAACCAGAAGATCAAAATCTAGCTGGTTAACCTTACCTACCTTAGGTCCGTGTCGCTACGGTTAGAGCGTCCCTCGAATCTGTTGCGAGGTAACATAGAAGGTAACACTTCTAGGTAAGCGTTGCCAAATGCTTATGCAAAGGATACAGCGTGTCGTTTTGCGGTGCTACGAAAAGTGTACTCTGGAATCGTAACCAGAACTAATTCAAGGAGAATATATGGCCTTTAAAAAAGGAGAGTCTGGTAACCCAAACGGAAGACCAAAGAAGTCTAGCGTATTGGATAAACCAACTAATCGTGATTTGAAAGAGCGTGAATTAATCATGCTTCTTAGAAAAATCAAGCCTCACGTAGCTAAAGCAATCTCACAAGCTGCAGATATCATGCAGAACAAAGAAGCTAGTCATCAAAACCAATTGAAGGCTGCAACTATACTATTAGATAATTACCGCAGACTTACATTAGATGTTTATGATGGTGAAGATGCTGATGATACAGAAGGTACTGAAATTCAACAACATAATGCACCGCTTTTTTCACTTACCGTAATCGATAATGAGAAAGCTGCCTAAAGGATTTAAATGAGTGAACAAGTAGTTATTGGACCCGCTAGTAAAAAGCAAGAATTATTCCTAAACAGTGATGCAACGATTACGTTGGCTGGTGGAGCTGCGGGTTCAGGTAAGACCTATACTTCTTTACTCATTGCGCTGCGATTTATGCAGCATCCTAGAGCCACGGGAGTTATTTTCCGTAGAACATCAAAGATGTTAACGGCACCGGGTTCCATCTGGCAAGAAGCCTGTAGCCTCTACAGCGCGTTATTTCCCAACTTACGTATCCGCAGTAGGGAACTTGAAATTATCTTCCCAAATGGGGCATTGCTCAAGTTCTCGCACATGCAACACGCCTCAAACATGTATGACCATAAAGGTGGTCAGTACAGTTTAGTAATTTTTGACGAAGCAACAGACTTTGAAGAAGAAATGGTTGTCTATCTATTATCACGTATGCGAAATGCGTATGTTAATTATAGACCTCAAATGTTCTTGATGACTAACCCTGACTATAATAGTTTCTTACGTGGTTGGTTAGAAGATTACTATCTTGATCTTCAAACAGGTATTCCTCTACCAGAAAAAACTGGACATAAAAGATTCTTCTTTCGACAAGGCAACTCAATGTTGTGGTATAATAGCTTGGATGAAGCCGAAGCTGTACACGGAAGCGGAAACGAATCTGGTATTAGCTCATTTACCTTCATTGGTGCTACTTGTCGAGATAATCCACCATTATTAAAAGCACAGCCTGATTACATTAGTAGATTAATGTCCTTACCTCGTGTTGAAAGAGAGCGTCTATTAGATGGCTCTTGGTTTGCTCGTCAAGAATCTGCAGGTTTATTCAAAAGAGAATGGTGTGGTCTAGTTGACTTTCCAAATGGACGAGCTAAACAACGTATTCGCGCATGGGACTTTGCTTTCAGCAAACCATCCGAACAATATCCAAATCCAGACTGGTCAAGAGGTGTTTTAATCTCAAAAGATGACGCTAAAGTATATACAGTTGAAGATGTAGTTTCACTTAGGGATAGAGTACACGAAGTAGAAAAGCTTGTTTTCGATACAGCTAGACATGATGGACAAGGTGTTATTATTTCTATTCCATTAGATCCCGCTGCAGCTGCTGGCGCTTACGCTAAAGATTTACAACGTAAATTAGCTGAAATGGGCTTTGTTTGTAGACTAACTAAACCTGTCAAATCTAAGATTACTCGTTTTGCTCCTTTCTCAAGTATAGCACAAGCAGGATTTGTGAATGTAGTTAAAGCAAATTGGAATAAAGATTTCTTTGATGAATTGGAAGTCTTCGATGGTGACCCAAAGAAGAAAGATGACCAAGTTGACTGTTGTAGCGATTGTATGCTGCTTTTAAATAAAGATACTGTATTACCAATATTTTCATTACCTGACCTGACAGGTTCAAATCCTTTTGATAGCATGCCTAGTCATAGCCTATCAATGCCACAATTCACAACTATCGGATTTAATTAAGGAGCCTATAAATGGCACGACCAAAGAAACAAGAGACAATTGCTAAAGCCACTATGGGTGATGTTCCTGACAGATTTAAATTAGCTGAAGCTGGTTATTTAGGTTTGAATATCTACGCTGGCTTAAGTGAAGATGAAATTAAAAAGGAATTAAACTTTCCAGCTAGTATTAAAACATACAAGCAAATGTCATATCATTCAACCGTTAACTCTGCCTTAACTTTATTTGATAATTTAGTAGGTAAAGCAGATTGGAAATTTAAAGCGCCAGCTGATGCTACTGAAGTTGAATTAAATCAAGCGAAAATCATCAATGAAATGATGACGGACATGGACGGTCAAACATGGTCTGACTTCGTAAGTGAAGCACTCAGTTGTAATGTGTTTGGATTCTCAGTACATGAGAAAGTATACCGTAGACGTTTGAAGTCTAACGGATCTAAATATAATGACGGTATTATTGGTTGGAAAAAGCTACCAATTAGAAATCAAGAAACAATCCAACGCTTTGTATTCACAGATGATGGTAACGAAGTTATTGGTGTACGTCAAGATTTGACACAAGTTGCAGATCCTTATAATAGATATTCAAAACGTACAGATAACGTAGTCGTATTACCACGTAGTAAGATTATGTTATTCAGAGCTGGTAAGCACAAGGGTGACCCATACGGTAAATCACCTCTACGTGACGCTTACTTAGCTTGGCGATTCCTTTCTGTTATCGAAGAGATCGAAGCTAACGGTGTTGCTAAAGACTTAGCTGGTTTACCAGTTCTAAAGCTACCACCTCAATATCTAGCATCCGATGCCTCTCCTGAGCAAAAATCTATTCGTGCTTATTACGAGAACGTAATGCGTAACTTGCAAATGAATCAGCAATCAGCTTTGATTCTACCACAAGCTTATGATCAAGATACTCGTCAACCGTTATTTAGTTTAGAATTACTAAGTCTCAACGGTAGCAAAGCAATGGATACCAGTAAGATTAAAGAATACTATAAAAATCTAATTCTTACTTCATTATTTGCCGACTTATTAGTAATGGGTCAAACTGGCGGTGGTTCTTTCGCGTTAGGTCAGATTAAGAGTTCATTATCAGGTAATGCTGCAGAAGCAATGCTCAAGAAGATTATGCAAGTAATCAACGATGACTTAATTCGCCAAACATACGAATTGAATGGTTGGGATACTTCTCGCATGGGAACTATGGATTTTGACAATGTTCAAACTGAAGATCTAGAATCATTCAGTAAAGCAATCCAACGTTACGCAAGTACTGGTATGCTTGAAATTGATCGCCCTGTTCTTAATAGAGTTCGTGAATCAGTTGGTATCGATGGTCTTTCAGATAATGAAGATCCTAGAACAGATTTAATGCCAGCTAATACTTCTCGAAGTGGTGATGGTATGGCTACGGCTGGTGAAGGTACTTCTACAGACCCATCTGGTGCTGATACCTCAAGTAATAACTTAGAAAACGCAGGGTAAAATGCTATATTCAAAATCAAATCCACCTGAGTGGGCTAGTAAAAAATCTAAATACGAATAAGGATAACCCATGCATTGGAGTGAATTAAACTTACCTGTCTCCATGCAGGGGAAATCTAAAGAGCTAAAGAATATTTATATAACTGCCGCTAATAAATCTTTTAGTAAATTTCAAGATGAAGAAGCGGCAGCTTTTGCTGCTTCTCAAGCTGTGAGTATTGAAGAAAGAAGACTTCTTAGTAAAACTAAAAAGGCTGTAGCTCCTAGTATTCCGATGCACTTGAAAGCTGTTCTTGATGCATCAAAACCTGCCTTAAATCAAGTTAATAAGCAATCTGTTATCCAGCAAGCGTTCTTACCAAAGAATGCCTTAGAAGTTGGTTTAAATCGATCTCTAATATCTGCTGATTTTGATAATAAGGGTAGATTAGTCCTTACATTCGATACTGGCGAAGAGATTACCACCAGTGAAATAGCTGTAAAAGAATATATTGAACAAAATATTGCTATTTCAAATAAAGTTGGTCTTACTTGTCTAGATAATTCGGTTACGATATTAGAAACTGAAAATAATGTTTATGATTTAAGCGTAACACCATCAGCTGACCAGACTACAATAGATTCACCAGATGACAGTATTGTTATCGTTAAAGAAGAAAATACTTATCATTTATCCGTAGCTCAGGAATCTCCAGCAAGCACACTTGTAATGCAAGTTAGGAACCAAACAGGTTCAACTCTAACAAAAGGTACTGTTGTTTATATTTCTGGATCATCTGGAAATAAACCATTAGCCCATAAAGCACTTGCAACGTCAGATCAAACATCTGCTCAGACACTAGGTTTGATTACTAATAATATTACTAATAACCAAAATGGTTATGTAACTGTAGTTGGTAGTGTAAATAATATAGATACAAGTGAATTTGATGAAGGTGTTCAACTATATCTAAGTCCAACTGTAGCTGGTAGTTTTACATCAACCAAGCCACATGCTCCGAGTCATCTTGTTTATGTAGGTATTGTTACTAGAAGTCATAAGAACCAAGGTAGTATAACTGTAAAAGTACAAAATGGATATGAATTAGATGAAATACACGATGTGTATATTTCAAATCCAACAGAGGGTCAAGTATTAGTTTATGATGATTCTGAGAATCTATGGAAGAATACTACACTAACTATTCCAGATAATTCAAAAGCTACAACTCATTTTGTAAAGATAAATACTGTTGCAAATACTGCATATGTTATCGAACATAATCTTGCTTTAGTTGATAAAGATGCTTTTACTATAAATACCATGCTTTCTGGCTCTCAAGTCCAAACTGCTGTTTCTTCTATAGATACTAACTCGATTTCAGTTACTACTTCAGTAAATACCACAGATCTTGCTATTACTATCATAGGAGTTAAACCATGAGTTATCGCTTACTAACGCCTATCCAGATACCAGATATAGCAGATGACGGTATTATTCCTCCAGAAGGATTTACCAAATTATATACTCATAATGGAAAACTAATAATCAAATTCCATGATGGTAGTATTAAAGAATTGGATTCAGTCGGTACTTTAGGCCAACGTGATGTAATTATTTCCCAAAATGATCCAGATGTTAATCAGGGTGTAAACGGAGATATTTGGATAAAGTACTGAGATCATGAAGCTAATTAAGATTGATGATTACTGGTCAACCTCAACGCCATCTATAAAAATTAACTCAACATGGGTTCCTGCAACCGATGTATATATTAAAAAAGATGGCGTTTGGGTAAAGACCTATGATGCTGGTATTAGAAACTGGCATGAGTATTTTTATAGATTTACGGGTGATATTTTAACTTGGTATGACTATTTCTTCGAATTAGGCTTCAAGTAATGAAAATTACACTTGATTTTTTAGTAAAAATGTGATATAATTATGTTTATATACTTACAAAGGTGAGCAATGGAACAAAAAGATAAAACTAAAAGTTTTGCTCCCACAGAAGCGATGAAAAATAATGTCCGTAGAGGTTTAGCCTTACGTGAGAAATGGAATCGCGGTGGTTTGGCTATTACAAAAGCAAAAGATATTCTAGCAGATGAACTTAGTTTAGCAGATATCAAGAAGATGTATTCATTCTTTAATGCTTCTGAAAAGAAGTATCTTCCTAAGAGTAAATTAAGCGATGGTGGTCCAACTGAGGATACTATTGCATGGCTATTGTCTGGTGGTTCCGCAGGTCATGCGTGGGCACGAATGCACTTAAAGCAAGCTGATATTATTAAATCCTATAAAAAAGATATTACAGATACTGAGTTAAATTCAGAAGATGAAATACTAGGTGAAAAACTATCCATTACTAAAGCTGTTGATGAAGAATTAAAACAAGCTACTTTTATCGTAATGGTCCCTGACGAAGTAGATGCTCATGGTGATACCACTACAGAAGCTGAAGTTCGTAAAGCTTGTCATAACTTTAATAAATATTCCATGAAAGCAAACCTGTTTCATTTAGTTGAAACAAATACTTTTGAATTTTGTGAGAGTTATTGCTGCCCTACTGATTTTGTTCTTGGCGATAAATTCGTTAAGAAAGGTACTTGGTTAGCAACAGTTCAATCCTTAGATGATGATCTATGGGCACTGATTAAATCAGGTGATATTAACGGTTTAAGTATTGGTGCATTAGCATCAGTAGAAACAATTGAAGAGGAAGAATAATGGCAACACAACGTAAAGCAAAGCGTAAGCTTTCTGATATTAGCTTTGAAAAAGAAGGCGCTCACGTAGCCCTTACAGCTAAATCACAGGGTGGTCCTGCTAATAACCATGATTACGCACTCGTATTAAAAGCTAACAAGTTTAGTGAAGAGTTCATTCAGAAAATGCAACAGGTCCGTGTAACTATGGAATTACCTGAATTCTTACGTAAATTCTTTGGAATGTATTACGAA